TGGGCGAGGACATCGAATGTTGACCTTGATAGCGACATCATACTACCTACTGCATTTACAAAGACCATAAGTGAAAGAGGGCCGAAAGGCAAGAACTTAATATGGTCACTCATTGATCACAAAGCATCCATGAAAGCAGCAATCGGCAAACCTTCTGAATTGTATGTTGATGGTGATATGTTGATTGCAGTTACTCCTATCATCGAAACGGAAGCCGGTGAAGATGTGCTGAAACTTTATGAAGCAGGGTTAATCAATCAGCACTCAATCGGATTTAGTACGATAAAATCGGAGATGAACAATGAATCAGGAGTGCGTACGATTACCGAACTAATGCTCTATGAAGGTAGTGCCGTACTATGGGCAGCAAACCCCGAAACTCCAACCCTATCAGTTTACAAAGGCATGGAGCCGGATGAACTGAAACAAACACTCATTGGCCGCCTTGAATCGCTGACAAAGGCATTTAAGCATGGCACATTCACAGATGAAACTTTCTCCCTATTGGAGATTGAAATAAAACAGATACAAACCGCAATATTAGAACTAACCACTCCACCCGCAGCGAAAGCAGTAGAGCCGGAATCGAATGAGGTTGTATTTGAGGCCCTTAAACAATTTAATAACAGATTAAAAAACTTGTAAAATGACACAAGAACAAATCGCTGCGGAGGTGAAATCAATCGGAGACAACCTCACGCAAGTACTGGCAAACTCTGCCGCTGCAAAATCCGATGCCGTAGAAGCTAAAGCCGTAGCTGCTGAACTGAAAAGCAAACTCGATGGAGTTGTAACTGCTGCTGACCTCGCTGAATTTAAATCTGCTATGCAGAGCCAATTCGATGCTATCAGCACAAAGGTTGCCGCTGGCAAAGCCGCTGAAAGCAAATCATTTAGTGAAGCCCTGGAAGAAAAACTCGGTTCTATCGGTGACATTGAGCGTGAAATCAAGCGCAATGGCCGAGTACTGATTGAAATGCCCGAGGTTAAGACAATGACTTTGGCATCTAACCTGTCAGGTGACCCGGTTGCTACCTACAACAGCCGTCAAGCTATCTTCCCTTCACAGTTGGTGAACTTCCGTGACTTCGTGCCTACCGTACAAAGCCCTACCGGATTGTATGTTACCTACCGCGAGGCAACTGGTAACGCTAACAACATCGCTGCACAGTTGGAAGGTTCACTTAAGCGTGAGAACGATTACTCTCTGACTGAAGTAAAAACCGTTAACAACTTCATCGCTGGTTTCAGCAAGTTCAGCCGTCAGATGTTGGCTAACCTGCCTTTCATGAGCCAGACGCTGCCCCGGTTGTTAACCCGTGATTTCTTCAGAGCAGAAAACTCCTCTTTCTTCTCTACCGTTTCCGGTGCTGCAACTGGTACTACTACCACTTCTGCCACTACCAACATCGGAGACATCGCTCAACTGATTGGTAACCACCGTTCTGCTGACTTCTCTACTTCTGTAGTGTTTGTGAGCAATACTTTGTGGTCAACCTTGTTGAACGAATCTCTGACCAACGGTTACTACCTCGGTGCAGGTGCTTTCCAAGTAAATGCCGCTAATGGTGCGTTGTCTTTGGCTGGTGTACCTATCGTTGGTGTTAACTGGATTCCTAACAGCCGCGCGCTGCTTTTGGATTCTTCCTTTATCGAGCGTGTAGAAGTGAACGGTGTAAACATTGAGTTGAGTTACGAAGATCAAAACAACTTCGTTACCAACATGGTGACTGCCCGTATAGAGTGCTATGAAGCCATCAACTTGATGCTGCCTAATAGTGCCATCTTCGCTACTATCTAATAATATCGGGGGAGGGGTAATATCTCTCCCCCATATTTTATATGAAAAAGCGTGAACGAAAGCATATCCCCAAAAAAACTACGCATCTTGTGGCACGTTCAGAGTTACTTGCCAATGGCAAAATCTGGATCAGAATGGAACGCCCACGACATCAACAAATGGATGTTGAAAAGAGGTCACAAAGTCAAAGTGATGACCTCTGCGATGAACAATGAATTTTATCAGTATGATGGAATACCTGTGGCAAATCGCAGCCATGACTGGTACTTCTTTCACGAGTGGGCTGATATAATTTTCACTCAATTAGATTTTGCGCAGGATGTAGTCAACGACTGCAAGGTGAGTAAGAAACCTGCCGTGTGGTTTGCGCATAATACATTTATGTACACATCTGTTAGGTCAAACCGACATTTGAACGTTGTGTATAATAGCAAATGGAATAGTGAGTTTTGCAAGTACGATAACAACGGATTTGTGCTGCCCCCACCCGTTGACATCAACCATTACAGAGTTGACAATGGGGATGAAATAACACTCATAAACTTAAATAAGAATAAAGGGGCGGAGATGTTCTACCAAATAGCCGAAGCCATGCCACAGGAGCGATTCTTGGGGGTACAGGGCGGCTATGGGCAGCAGATATACAAAGAGTTGCCGAATATTCAATACCTCGCTAATCAGCCCGATATTCGCAATGCGTATAAGCGTACCGGCATACTGCTAATGCCGTCTCAATACGAATCATGGGGAAGGACCGCAACGGAGGCGATGGCATCGGGAATTCCCGTTATAGTGAGTAATTTACCTGGCCTTCGTGAGAATTGTGGGGATGCTGCGATATACTGCCGACCTGACCGATTGGAGGACTGGACTGCTGCCATCAATAATGTGAGAAATAATTACGAATTTTACAGTCATAAATCGCTGCAACGGGCGAAGGAACTTGAACCAGAGCAGAACTTAATAAACTTTGAACAATGGGTAATCAATCTTACATCATAGATAGTCAGGTAACGGAGGTAAGTTATTCCGAACCCGTAACACTTGCTGAAGCGAAACTATACATCCGTGTTAGCCATACCTCCGAAGATGCGCAGGTGGCATCGCTGATAAGTGCTGCCCGAAAAACTATCGAAGATGCTGCAGGAATATCCATCATTACAAAGACGGTGAAGGTATGGTTTTCAAACAAAGGAGGGTCATTCAACCTACCTTTTGGCCCGGTGATTTCAGCAGTAACCTTGTATGACGATTATACAGGCACCTTGCTTACTGACAAGCAAATAATGGGAGGGAATTACCCCGTTGTAAAGTTTCCTCAAATAGATACTTTGAGGGCAGAGTACCAGGTGGGAATGACATCAGTTCCTGTCGCTTTGAAGTTTGCAATCCTCGATCAGGTGAACCACATGTACGAGAATAGGGGAGCAGGTGCCGAGGGTATGGGAATATGTGAAAAGGCATGGAGAGCGTGTCAGCAGTTTAACAGAACAAGTCCGATACTATGAGAATAAATAAGGCACGGAATTTCCTTTATGCGGAACTCTTGACAGAGCCGATAGAGGTATTTGCGCCCACTTTGGTTAGCGATGGTGAGGGGGGTTATTCGGTTACCCTTGCAAAGACGGCAGACATTTGGGGATTGTTTGTGCCGGAGGGTAATGACCGTACGTTAATAGCTGCGGAGGTAAGTTACACGCAACAAGCGAGAGTATTCGTCCGCTACCCCCTCACCATTGATAACACCTATAAATTAGGCATTGAGGGTAATCAATGGACGATACACAGCATTACGAATTTGGATAATAGGAAGGAGTATTTGGAAATATTAATATATCGGTAATGAGCCAGGCGAATTTAGAAATAATAGGGGGAAAGGCAGTCAGGCGAATGTTTGATATTGCAGCGCAAAAGATTGGGCCGCAACTTAATAAAGAGATGAATGCTTCTGCTCTGACTATAGAAAAAACCGCAAAGCAGTTAGCCCCTGCCAATCTTGGTAAACTTCGCCAATCCATAAAGCACAATATCGGTGAGCCGTTGATGAAATCTGTATATTCGGAATTGAAATATGCTCCCTATGTTGAATTTGGTACGGGGAAAAAGGTATTTCAGATAAAGGGGGGCGGTCAGGTTGACCCAAAATATCAGAGGTTTGCATCGCAATTTAAGGGTAAAGGAAAAGGTGGATATGATGATTTGATACTTGCATTACTGCACTATGTAAAGCGCAAAAAGTTAGCCGGCACATACAAAGTGAAGTCAAAGAAAAGGCAAGGTAATGCTAATCAAAAGTTAAGCGAGGATTTGAGGGTAGCGGAGCGCATGGCATACTTTATACTGAAAAACGGGCTTCCGGCACAACCATTCCTCATCCCTGCCTATGAGATGGAGAAACCAAAACTAATAAAGCGCATCCAAAACCTGCTGAAGAAATGATAATGAAAAACCCTGCCATAGAGATTAAGAAGTGGTTAGTCAGCCAATTACAGGCCTACTCATACATTGATGTTTATGATGCTATGGTACCGGATGATGCCGATGGGGAGTATATTGTCATTTCTGCCCGGACTGCTTCACCAATTGACAATAAGACCGGATATAGCCACGAAGTTTCCGCAAACATTGACATCGTAACGAAGGGCAATGGCTTTGGGTTCAAACGTGCGGAACAGATTGCTGAACTTGTCATGGGTGGTATCAATTCCGATACAATCGTAACACTGCCGGCTGGATGGGATTGTAAGAACGTAGTAATGGCATCCATCAACAACCTGGAGGATCTTGACCCGTTTGGGAATACTTTTCGTGTTATTATTCGTTATACCTTTGTAATCACTCAAACAATATAAAATATGTCCTACACCTTCGTAAATGCAAGAGACATAATCTTGCAACTTGACTTCGACAGAAACAGCACTTTTCTGCCCGTAGCCTGTCTGACTTCCAACTCAATGGAAATCACTCGTGACCCGATTGATGCTGATTCCAAGTGCGGAGATGCTCAACTGCCCGGTGATAGCGTTTCACAGACCATTTCTTGTTCTGGTCATGCGATTGACCAAGCAGGAGCCGTAAGCCGTGAAAGCTATGAGCGTTTGTACTTCATGCTGCAGAATAAAGTGCAATGTCCTGCCCGTTTCGGCCCTGCAAACCCTGTTTCCGGTGACATCGTGTATAGCGGTGAAATCTTCGTTACATCACTTTCTTTGAGTGCAGATGACAAAGACACAATGAAGTTTGACGCTGAATTTCAGGTGGCCAATGCTCCGTTAACTCAAACAAAGACATACTAATTTATGACACCATACGAATTACCAATTTCGGGAGGTGTTGTCAAATTAGAATGGGGTACATGGGCGATGCACCGCTTTTGTGAGATGAATGGCAATCTTGCTATTTCCAAACTTATGCAGTTATACGATGGTGAGGTGTTTGCCTTTAAGCACATCATTACAATGGTACAGGCAGCATCGGAGAGCGCAGGTACGGTAATTGATGAAAGGACTGCTGCAAGGTACATTGATGAATCTGGGGGTGCTAATGGTGCTGCGATTGCAGGGTTTGTGAATTATACCATCAAGTCCATGATTCCTGATATACCTGCTGATAAGGAGGCGCAAGAGGAAAAAAAAAGTTAAGGGAGAAAACGTGGGATGAGATTATAGTTCTCGCCTTGGAAGTTGGCCTAACGATAGAGCAGTTTTGGCGGCTTACTTGGCGAGAATTTTTGTTGTATAGGAAAGGGTATGAAGCACGGCAGTTGGCAGAATGGCAAAGGACCAGGTTAATTGCTTATGTGATATACTGCACGAACACGGAAACGAAGGGCAGAAAAGATATAACAGAGTTCTTACCTTTGTCCACAGATGAAAAGCCGGATAGAGGAGAAAGATTAACACAAGAGCAATTCATTGAAAACATGAAGAAACTTTCACAAGCACTATAACCGATGGCAGAAGAAGCACTCAAAATAACGATAACGGCTGACAATAAGCAGGCACTTGCAGCGATGAATCAAACGGTTACATCGCTTGACAATGTTTCCTCTGCTGCTGGTGCGACAGGTGGTAAAGTTGTGAAGATGGGCAAGGACTTCACAGGTCTTTCCCGTGTTATCCAAGATTTGCCGTATGGCTTTAATGCCATCTCCAACAACTTAACGCAGTTGGTTCCGGCTGCTGGTGCTGCTGGACTTGCTTTCAGTGCGTTGGTGGCAGGGTTATCATTTGCTCAAATAGGGTTATCGAATTGGACAAGAGGAGCGCAAGCAGCCAATGAGGGGATGAAAGAATCTACCAAAGCATTAACGGACTTTTATACTGAATTACAAGGTGCAAAGAATGTAATAAAACAAGCAGAGGCAGGAGTAATAACAAAAAAGCAAGCACTTGATAAATACAACGATACATTAGGCAGTACAATCGGATATGCCAAGTCATTGAGTGAGGCAGAGGCATTGATGGAAGCAAATACTGCTAATGTTGTAAAGTCAATCATGTTGAAAGCGCAGGCACAAGTTATGTATGCCAAAGCAGCCAACGAATCTGCAAAGATTGCAACGGGAGAGGTGTTTGATATGACTTTGATAGACCAAGCAACGACAGGTATAAAAGCATTTGTTCAGGGTGGTATTGGTGCTATTGGTGGTGTAGCAGGAAAGGAGATGGTTGCACGTCTTGCAGAGGCAAAGAAAAACGCTGCCTTATTAACTGCTGAAGGTGATAAGTTGACAAGACAAGCGATTGAGTATGACCAAGCATTAAAAGGAAATAGAACTGCACCTGGGAAGGGCGGTGGAAGTGGTAAACCTGCCGATTCAGTAAAAGAAGTAAATGCGGCATTGGAAGCGCAAATTGCAATATTCCTCCGTCTCCGTGATGCCCGTATAAAGGCACAAGGTCAGGGCGCATTAGGTACGATTATGCCTGAAAGAGATAAGGCAAAAGACCTGACTAACTTAAAACTTACTACCGATGGTAACGCTGCACTCAATCAGGTATTGTTAAGGCAATCCGAACTGCAAGACCAACGAAATCAAAATTTAGCCATCGCCAACGGCCTTACTGATATGGCTATGAATAGCATTAGCGGCCTTGTCAACGCTATGGCTAACGGGCAGAATATCGGTCAGGCATTGGGGGATATGTTTAAGCGGTTAGCGATTGACATCGCACTTGCAGCAGCAAAGGCAATGATATTTCAGGCAATACTTGGGGCGATAAACCCTACATCAGCATTAGGTAAAAGTGGGTTTTTCAAAGGGTTTACAAAACTCCTCGGCTTCTCCGAAGGCGGAACAGTTTCCGGCCCTAAATCCGGTTATCCCGTAATGTTACACGGCACAGAGCATATTGTACGGCCCGATCAGATGCGCTCCATTATCGCATCCGCATCTCAAATGGGAGGGGGTAATAGCAGGGTGATAGTGGAGGGAAGGATAAGAGGTAACGATATATTTCTGTCACAGCAACGTACTGGACAATTTAGATCACTTACAACGTAATACAATGCCCTGTAAAAAAGTAGTCATAGATGTAATTGCAGGTGATTTGACGGCATCCGATGACGGTTTTGTATATTTTACCTTCGTTGATTGCGGTGGTGCCGATGTTGAGGTGGGGTATAATACTGCCCGGCTAAACTTTGATACAGGGTATTGTATGGATATTGACCGGGACTATGATGCTCATATCTTAATAGGAGGCATACCAACAATACCACCGAATTTCAGCACAATAACAGAGGGTGATACTTGCACAGGTAGCGACCCGGTAGAGTTGCCACCAGCCGTTATTCCTCCTGCATACGGAAAGAAATACACCCTATCAGCCATAGGAAAGTCAGGGCATACCTTTACGGCTGAAATTTGGGAGAAAGGTTATAGCGGTGCAGTCTATCCGATAGGAACGGCATTAAACCCGTTTATACTTGACTGTCTTGCCGATGGCGATGACCCATTTCAGCCGATACTACCGACTACATTTACCATTAGGGCAGATTTTACCGACTTTGCAGGCCCGTGGCCGGACTTTCTAACTACAGACGATAGAAAGTATCACGTTAGATTTTATGCCAATGGCACGTCTTATTTTCTTTGGCAGGGCTTTATTATAATGGATACCATGTCATTGCCGTTTACAACTGGCAGAACTACAATGGATATTCTTTGCGTGGATGCTCTTGCCTTGCTCAAATCGGTGAACTATATCCCAGGTGTTGTGCTGCTTACAAGTACGGAAAGTATTGTTAAGACAATTAACAACTGCCTTTCCTATGTACTTTATCCCGGTGGCTATAAATTGAATTTTTCGGTTAACTACTATACATCGCAATTAACGGAGGCGAATAATGCACTACGACAGATGTATGTTACTCAATGTAATTGGCAAAGCAATTCAGATGCTTACCTAAATTGCTATGAAGTACTTGAAATAATATGCAAGGCATTTGGTGCTAATTTATATCAGTCAGGCGGTCAATTTTGGGTTACATCAGTTAATGAAAGGGCATCTGATAGTATCAGGGTATTTCAAACAGATCAGGACACAACTGCTGACATTACATTCAATAAGTCAATAAATTATACCATTCAACCGTATCAGCCGGGAGTACCTTTCTACTTTGTAAATAATGAGCAAGTAAAAACATTATCAAAAGGTTATCCCATCGTGGAGGTATCGGGGGAACTTGACTATAATTACAATAAACTAATCAACGGTGATTTCAGCAAATTGAGCAATATCACCGTACCTGCACCCAACGGAACACCAGATAACTGGACTACAACAATCGGAACAAGCGGAACGGTGCAGCAATCTACCTACAACGGATATACAGGATTGCTCATTAACGGTGGTACTACAAATACGCTTATGGTATCAACAGGGGTACTGATAGATGAAAAGGACAAGGTTGACTTATCATTCATCACATTCGGTGCAACAGGTGGTAGTACATTCATTCATATTGAAATTACCATTGATGTTGGCGGTGGAAACTTTTATAAGTATTCTAAAGGGTTAGGAGAAGAACCGAAATGGTTATACAATCCGGGGTTAAGTACAAAGACATACAGATACGAAGCAACTGCATCTACAAATCCAACGCAGGTAAATATTTTAACTTCTCCTGCCCCGGCTGCTGGTACTTTAACAATTACATTTCAAGCAGGTAATCAGGTAGCAGGTGCGCATACAGAAGCGTTCTTTGCCAATGCCCGTATAACATACGAGGCAATCTATTCAAAGCGCACAATTCAAAATGTCAATAATAACTCACCCTATAAAAAAGAGGTTGATGTTAAGTTGGGTAACAATCTTGTATTTAATTTAACAACTGCATCCCGTACACAATCGCAGTCGCTGCTTACTTCATCCAATAATGCGCTGATAAACTTTTATAGGTACGGGGCAGCAGGTACATCGTATGTTAATTTAGCTACCTTATTACTTTCGCAGTTGTATAACATATTCAGCAAGCCGAGAGTCAATCTATCATTTACGCAGTATAACCTATACAATGCAACAGGTGATTATTTCATTGGGTTAGTAAATAACTTTGCAGTAACTGATCCGAGTGGAACGGTATCAATAAACGCATTTAGATACATTTTAGGTGCTTGTACGATAAATTATGTTGAAAATACGGTTAGTGGTACAGGTCTACAGGTAGCCAATGCAAATATCACTTTTACATTAAAGGAAACGCTAACACCGAACAAATGACACCAGTAACCGGCCAAAAGCTAAATATCTACAAATACAATTCCATTGCGAATACAGACACGCTGATTGCCTGTGCAAGGACTTGCACACTCAACGTGAGTGTAAATGCGATGGATGTAACAAATGTAAACTCCGCATGGTTCCAAGAGAGTAGGCCTGACGTTGCAAATTGGTCAATTTCTGCCGATGGTTTGGTAGTGTTGGACGATTATTCCTATCTATTTATGTTGCAATCACAACTCAATCGTGAGGTACATCTGATAAAGTTTGTCATTGACAATGGCACTGCTGGGGGGTTGGTTATTGTTTCGGGGTTGGTATGGCTGCAATCTATCAGCATTACGGGGGCAAATAAGGACATCGGAACGTATCAGGCAACCTTCCAGGGTACAGGCCCGTACACGCTCGCAGGTACAACCGTAACGCCAACGGGGATACTTATTCAAGGTACAACGGTACAGGTATTGCAGTACACGGCTGCCGGTGGGGAAACTTCCATCGCTATCCCCGGTGGGGCAGGTAAGACGATGTTATATGGTAGTCGGGGTGGTACTGCATTTGAGACAATAGTTTATACAGGTTCACCCGGTACGGGTTGCACATGGACAATTTCAACAGGTACTCTTGCCGTTGATTCGGGAGTGCCATTCTTCACAGGTGAAAAAATCATCATTTTAGTACAATAATCAGTTATGAAAAAGTTATTCACACTATGTTTATTAGTTTTTTCTTTGTCCGCATCCGCCCAATGGCAGCAGACGGGTAGTAAGGTTCGGTATGTTAATGGCTTGGGTATTCCTACCAAAGACACGGCTGCAGGGGTATTAGCGGATAGTTCACAGATACTTATTCGCCCTGCTGATAGTTCGCTTTATGTGAAGTACAAAAGGACTTGGCTTCGTGTTGGGGGTGCAGGGTTTACAGGTAGTGGAACTACTAACTACATACCAAAGTTTACTTCATCTACTGCCATAGGTAACTCACAGATATTTGATAATGGAACGAATGTGGGGATTGGTACGGCAAGTCCGGGAAGTATTTTAGAAATAGCACAATCAACTCCAATATTTACATTAAACGCATCTTCAAGCACAGGATTGCATGGAATTGAATGGAAAAATAGCGGGGTATTAGATGCGTTCATAAAGCAGCAACCAAATACTGCCGAAATGAGATTCAGCAATGGTAGGAACGGTAGTTGGGGTGGATTTATGACTTTCTATACAGATGTTGCAGAACGTATGCGTATCACTTCGGCAGGCAATGTCGGAATAGGTGAAACGAGTCCAAATGGAAAATTGGATGTAAGAAGTGCAACAGGTCATGTAGGAATAAACACAGGTACATCATTATCTCCCGAAAGAGGAAACCTATACTACACTACCGATGGAACGGGATGGAAATTCAATATCGGTAAGTTACAAAGTGGAACATTTACGCCACAGATGACTTTACAAGATAATGGCAATGTCGGAATAGGTACGACAAGTCCAGCGACTAAATTTGTTATTAGTAATGCAGGGGCAAGCGGATTAGAGATTAATCCAACAGGAGGAGTTAGTAGCGGAGTTTTACTACAAGCATATAACCGAAGTACATCGGCATATATGGCTCAGTCTTATTACGCATTAGGACACACTTTTAATGTTGGAACAGGGGCAGGAACAAGAGCAATGGATATTGATAATACTGGTAATGTCGGAATAGGTACGGCATTACCTGATGCAAGATTAAGGGTAGCAGGAACTTACAACGGAACACAAGCAATATTTTCATTCACAGATGGTAGAGGATTATTAATAGGTACTGCATCAAATGGTACTAATGAAGCATTAAGCATATTAAATGCAAGAGGTGTTGGGGCAGGTATGTTACAATTTCAAACAGATGGAACTGATAGGGTAAGGATTGGGAATAGTGGTAATGTTATGATTAACACAACCACCGACAACGGAACAGACAGATTGCAAGTGAGTGGGAGTGCAAGAGTAGATGGTGGTACATCATTATACACTGGTATTTTTACAAATACTTCTCAAGATGGAGGTATTGATGTTAGAAATACAGGGACTCTTGCTGCAAATAGAACGGCTCAATTAAGATTAGTTAACGGGACTACATTATTTGGTTCAAATGATAGAACATATCAAATATTTAACATTGGTACAGGTGCAAATGATGCTGCCCTTGCATTTCAATATTGGAATGGTACATCATATCTTGAAAGATTTAGAGTGGCTCCAAGTGGAAGATTTTTAATAAATACAACAACAGATAATGCTTCAGACCAGTTACAAGTTGATGGTTCTGTATCAATCAAAGGGATTAGACAAAATGTATTATCTACTACTACAACAACAACTATAAATGATAATAATTATTTTATTGATTGTACATCTGGAACATTTACAGTTAATTTACCTGCATCAAGTGGTCGACTTGGTAGAATATTTGTTATAAAAAATTCAGGTACAGGTACAATAACCGTTGATGGGAACGGGGCAGAAACTATTGACGGTGCTGCAACATATTCACTTGCAACTCAATGGTCACAAGTTCAAATTATTAGTGATGGTACTAACTGGAAAATAATATCTAAATAATATGTCCTACCTATTCATAATACTCGCAGGTGCTTTCAACGGATGGATGGATGTTCTTATGTGGCACTTTGACAAGTCCATATTCAGCCACCTCAATCGGGATTGGTGGAATCCAAACTATTCGTGGAAGGTAGTACC